AAATTTATCGCACAAAACGGATACATTTATAGCTACTTCGGTAGAAAAAGGAGATTACCAAATGTCGCATCGACAGACACGGGCATCAAGAGCCATAGCATTAGGTCTGGTCTTAACTTTTTGGTGCAGTCTGCTGCTTCTGATATTAATCTTCTAGGAGCTATAGACATGAATGCTTGGCTTAAAGCAAACAACAAGAAAGCACGTATATTTGCACTTGTTCATGACTCAATTTTAGCAGAAGTACCGGACGAGGAAGTAGACGGCTACAAAGAACAGTTAGATTATTATATACAAATGGATAGAGGACTTAGTATTCCAGGTTGTGCCGTAGGTACTGACTGGGATATAGGTAACGACTACGCTTTCGGTAAGTACGAGAAAAAGTATGCTTAAACATATTTATAGAATTGACTTAGACTTGACAGGTCTTTGTAACAGACGTTGTGCTTTCTGTCCTAGAGCCGATGATAGCTATCCTAACGAAAACAAACATATGTCTTTTGAAGTTATAGAAGAAGTAATGAAACAACTACGAAAGATAGGATATAAATCATGGATTGAATTAGCAGGACGTGGTGAGCCTACTCTACACCCCCAATTTCTTAAAGTAGTAGATATGCTATCAAAAGATGCTTGGAAACTACGGCTAACCACTAATGGATATAAAATGCATAAATGGTGGAATCCAGAAACACTCAAAAAATTCGATGAAGTCATACTCAATACTTATACTACTGAACAAGAATATGAACAACGAGTAAGAGACTATGCTTTTTTACCAAACGGTGTACCTGTAGAGCAATACTATAAGCCCGATGGACTTTCAGTTCAAGAGATAAATGACACAGGCCCTTTTCAAATGCCCAATGACACTGATAGAAAGCCTATAAAATGGTCGTTTGCTTTTAATAATAGAGCAGGCCACTTTAGCAACGTCAGAGTTAATTCTCCTTGTTGGCATCCCATGAGACAGATCTTTATAGACTACAATGGGTACTATCAGATGTGTTGCAATGATTGGACTCATCAAATAAAAATAGGGCACGTATTAAAACGAGGTCTTATAGATATGTATTTAAACGACCCTAAGTTAAATAGAATTAGATGGTCATTAATAAACAATGAAAGAGAGCGTATAAAGCCTTGTTCTGTGTGTGATGATAATCAGGGAGGAAAGCCGAATACTTTAGGTCTGATAAAGAACTTCAAAGATACAGATACTTATAAGCACCATGTGACAAAGATCGCAGGCTCTACGGGGTTGGTGTATAGGGAGTCACTAGAAAGTGGTGATAACATATAAGACATTGCATAATATACAGTTCCCAGTATTTTTACTATACTCAAATGAGTGGGAGTACGCAGATGGATTATTGTTTGTAGAAGGGCAGGTAATAGATGATACAAATATGCCAGGAAGTACTATGGGTATTCGTAGATTACAGACTCCGCAACCAGACCTGTATCCACTTAAAAAAGCAATACAAAATCATAATGGCATACTTAAACAAACAACTAAGTGCTTTATAGATAATAACGGAAAGCCTTTTATTTATCAAAAAACTAAGTTTGCTAATTTAAAATATTTAAAAATTATTGAAGTGATACGCAAGGATACCGCTTCACTAATACGAGTAAAAGGCTGTACCTCACCTTTTACCGTTCCACGGCCTCCCTTGCATGGAATGCAATGGGCAGGGATACTGCATCTACAAGGACTACCGTGGATGCTTTACGAGTATTCTGAAGAGAAACTCAAAGACACAAGACGAAAAGTATAATTTATGGCTAAAAGAAACCGTACTCTTGCAGGGGCTAGTTTAACCCTTCAGGAAATAGAACCTTTAACGCGGAATCAAGTAAAGGCATTTGATTCTAATAAACATTTAATTCTGCATGGATTAGCAGGAACAGGAAAAACTTTTATATCTTGTTACCTTGCTTTCGATGATATGTCAAAAGGAGCATATGAAAAGTTAGTAATTATTCGTAGTGCAGTACCAACTCGGGATATTGGGTTTCTTCCCGGAACAGAAAAAGAAAAATCTTCAGTATACGAAGAACCCTATCAAGCAGTATCAAATGAGTTGTTTGCACGAGGAGATGCTTACGGTATACTAAAACAGAAGTCTCTAGTAGAGTTTATGACCACCTCTTTCATTAGGGGTATTACATTGAAGCACGCAGTTATATTAGTAGATGAGTGCCAAAATATGTCTTTTCACGAGCTAGATTCAATTATTACTCGTATAGGACAGAACTGTAGAGTAATATTCTGTGGAGATTTTAGGCAAGCAGACCTAGAGAAAAATGGTATGCAAAAATTTATGCAAATACTTAAACGTATGGGTGATTTCGATTTCATTGAATATGAGGTAGAGGACATAGTACGTTCCGACTTTGTTAAGAACTACATTATAGCTAAGAATGAATTGAGCATATGAAAGCAGTTATAAGTAACAGAATATATATGGAAGTTAGTGACGATCTCCAACTGAGTATCGACAAAGAACTTACGTATGCCATTCCTACACACAACCCTTTAGACCCACCCCAGATGATTAAAAACATGGGTCTTATTCGCAAAGGGTTGGTATCATTACCTGTGGGAAGAATGGATTTAATACCAGAACACTATGAAATAGTAGATAAACGCATTACAAAGCCAGTAGAATTTCCTACGTTTAAGTATGAGTTACGAGACAGTCAAAAGGATGTTTATGATGCGCTCGAAGACAATAGTATAATAAACGCTTGGGTCAGTTGGGGAAAGACTTTTACAGGTCTTGCCATTGCTGGAAAGCTTGGTCAGAAAACACTAATCATAACTCACACTGTAGCACTAAGAAACCAGTGGGCGAAGGAAGTAGAAAAAGTCTATGGAATCACAGCTGGAATCTTAGGTAGTGGGAACTGGGAGATAGACCATCCTATCGTTATTGGCAATACTCAAACATTATACCGTAATATTGAGAAGATAAGAAAGGAATTCGGAACTATCATACTAGATGAAATGCATCACGTTAGTAGTCCAACTTTTTCCAAGTTACTAGATACAAATCATTGTCGATATAAGATAGGATTATCAGGAACCATAGAACGAAAGGATGGAAAGCACGTAGTATTCAGAGACTACTTTGGAAGCAAGATATTTAAACCTCCAAAGGAGAACTATATGACTCCTAGTGTGCATCTGGTACATTCTGAAATAAGATTTATGGACGGAGCAAAGATACCTTGGGCTAACAGAGTAACTAAGTTAGCCAACGATGAAGAATATAGACATACTATAGCCATGCTAGCGGCAGCCTACGCTGCAAGAGGGCATAAAGTATTAGTAGTAAGTGACCGAGTAGCTTTTTTAAAGAGTTGTGCGGAGCTTACAGGAGAAAAAGCAGTCTGTGTAACAGGTGATATACCTCACGCGGACAGAGAGGGGTTAATAGATCAAGTGCTCTACGGGGACGCAAATGTTCTATACGGAACTCAAGCTATTTTCTCGGAAGGAATTTCAGTAGACACGCTTAGTTGTCTAATATTAGGAACCCCCGTAAATAATGAGCCCCTACTTACACAGCTAGTAGGTAGGGTAATTCGTAAAAAGGAAGGAAAGATTGACCCTGTTATTATAGACATCCATCTTAAAGGCAATACCGCCAGAAGGCAGGCCTCGAATAGAGTAGGCTTTTATATGAAACAGGGTTGGCAAATAAAACAATTATGACACTAGAAGATTTAATAGCACCCGTAACCAAGAAAGAACTCTTTGAAGAAATACTAGGAAAGAAACCTTATGTATTTCCTGCGACTGATTATAAAAAAGAATTTTTCTCAAATATTATAACTTGGAAGCAGTTCTCAGACTATATCAACAATCACAGAGCTTCAGCGGGTTTGCAGGTTATAACTCCGCAGGGCAACAAGTTGTGTATGGAAAAAAACAATTTACATTCAGACTTCCAGCCTCACTGGGACTTTGAAAATAGATACGAAGTTTTAAAAGTCTATAGAAACTGGCAACAAGGTGGAAGTGTTATATTAACTAAAGCATCTATGCTTACTCCTAATATTTCTGCAATCGCGGGTTGTTTAGAGGAAACAATAGCTAATAGTGCTGCTGACGCACATTTTTACTGTTCACCGTGTAAAGATGCTACCTCTTTCTCGGTACACGCAGATGCAGACGATAATTTTCTAGTGCATGCAATCGGAAAAGTCCATTGGCAGGTTTTTACAAAAACATCTCGTGAAGATTGCGTAATAGATACAGTACTAGAACCAGGAGATCTGTTATATATACCAAAAGGTACATACCATAAGGCAGAGCCAGTAACAGCCAGGGTATCTATATCTGTACCCTTAGCTATTGTCAAAGGTATTCATTCTCTTTGTCGCGATTACTGTGACTTTGAAAAAAATATTTCTTGACAAAATTCTTAAAAAGGAGTATAATAGTTGTTCTTATTTGATTGGAAAAAGGTTTACGATACGGCAGAGGGTAATATTTCAAATTGTAATTTGATAATGGAAATGCTCATAAAGAGAAAAATTCCAAATAATAGATATGACCCCATCTATTCGTATTCGCAAATGAGTTTCGTGGGTACTAATTTTTTAATACACCCAGATGTTCTTTTGCTCAATTCTTATAAGTACTCAAGCCGCGACATCTCGGTGTACTATGCATTAGCTTCACTCCGAAGCCTAGCAGAGTACATGGTGTCAAAAAAACTTACACTAGATTTACTGCATTTACCAGTACCTCTAGAAACTATCACAGAAAATAGGCTACTTACATTAGAAGGCGAGAATATTCACTTTCTATATGAAGAAGTCACACAGGAGAATATACACTAATGGCATTATCATTTAATAAGCAAACTGGCGGAGCCCAGAAATCATCAATTAATACTTTCACATACAAAGACGGCGATAACAAGATGCGCATCGTAGGCGATATCCTTGCTCGTTACGTTTACTGGATTGAAGGTGAAAACGGCAAGAACATTCCTTTGGAGTGCTTGTCATTCGACCGTAACGCAGAGAAGTTTAATAACGCAGAAAAAGATTGGGTTCGTGAATACTTCCCAGATCTTAAGTGTGGCTGGAGCTACGCTGTTCAAGTTATTGACCCTGCCGACGGCAAAGTTAAAGTAGCAAATCTTAAGAAGAAGTTGTGGGAGCAAGTAATTACTGCCGCAGAAGATCTTGGAGATCCTACTAACCAAACAACTGGCTGGGATATCTGTTTTAAAAGAGTTAAGACAGGCCCACTACCTTACAATGTTGAGTACCAGCTCCAGGCATTGAAGTGCAAGCCACGTGCTCTGACAGATGAAGAGTTAAGTCTTGTCGCAGACCTTAAGTCTATGGACGATGTTATGCCTCGCCCTACTGCTGATGCACAGAAAGAGCTTCTTGATCGAGTTCGCAACGCAGGACAGGACAATGACGACGAGTTGCTAGACGCGGAGTTCAATGTAGGATGAGTTATGATAAACATGGTAAAGGAGTAGTAGCAGCTCTTTTAGTTCATGCTGACTTAATAAAAAAAGGTTATCAAGTTTTTACAGAAGATACCGGTCAGGGGATTATAGACCTGGTATCTGTACATCTCCAAACCGGAGAAACAAGATACATTGATGTTAAGTCTTTAGCTAGAAGAGCAGACGGGTCTAAAATTAACAGAATACTAAAACCTGTTCAAAAAAAGTTTGAGGCTGACTCAGGCTTAAAAATAGAATTAGTATATGCAGACACTGAAACTTATGAAATACAATATCCTCTTAGAAGAAAAAGGGCGGCAGCATGATTTTATATACCGCAGACTGGCACATAAAGCTGGGACAGAAAAACGTCCCAGTTAAGTGGGCAGTAGATCGGTATGAAATGTTCTTTGAACAAGTTTACGAACTAGAAAAACAATGTAGTATGCATATAATCGGGGGTGATCTATTTGATCGCCTTCCGAGCATGGAGGAACTGGAGCTGTACTTCTCGTTTATTCGGAAAGTACAGATTCCAACTATTATATATGACGGAAATCACGAAGCTACTAAAAAGAATAAGACATTCTTTACACAGCTAAAACAAGTATCCAGAGATATAAACCCTCTTATTAACATAGTGGATATTTCGTATATTGATAGAGATACAGGCTACGGTATTTTGCCCTACGCTGATCTCCACAAGAAAGGTAGCATAGACCATTTCGATACTAAAATGCCCTTGTTTACACACATTCGTGGAGAGATACCTCCCCACGTTAAACCCGAAATAGACTTAGATTTATTAGCTGACTTCCCTGTAGTATTTGCAGGAGATTTACACGCTCATAGCAACACCCAACGTAACATTGTATATCCAGGTAGTCCTATGACAACTTCTTTTCACAGGAGCAGAGTTAAAACGGGGTATCTACTTATCAATGAACGTGATTGGAGTTGGATGTGGGAAGAGTTTAAACTTCCACAATTAATCCGCCAAACAGTATCAGATCCTAGTGATATGATACCTACTGATTATGATCACACGATCTATGAGATAGAAGGTGACATTCATGATCTGGCTGCTGTTAAAAACTCCGACTTACTTGATAAGAAAGTAGTTAAAAGAAACTCTGAAGCCTCTTTAATAATAAACAAAGATATGTCTATAGACGAAGAATTAGTAGAGTATCTAACTTATATTTTAGAAATTTCACCCGAAAAAATACCGGATATCTTAGGAACTTATAATGATTACGCTGCGAACATTGAAATGGGATAACTGCTTTAGCTACGGTTCTGGTAATGAATTAACACTCAATGATAATACAGTAACACAAATTATTGGCACTAATGGTATGGGGAAGTCCTCTATACCATTGATTATTGAGGAAGCTTTGTATAACAAGAACTCAAAAGGCATAAAGAAAGCAGACATTCCCAACAGATACATAAACGATGGTTATAATATCTATCTTTCATTTACTAAAGATGAGGATAGGTATGAGATAACTATTACCCGAAAGTCTAGTATTAAAGTGAAACTAGAAAAAAATAGTGAAGATATTAGTAGTCATACGGCTACTAATACTTATAAAAGCATTCAAGAAATTATTGGTGTTGACTTTAAAACCTTCTCTCAATTAGTGTACCAGAATACAAATGCAAGCCTGCAGTTTTTAACTGCTACTGATGCTAATCGAAAGAAGTTCTTAATTGACTTATTACACCTAGAGAAGTATGTAGAGTTATTTGAAGTGTTCAAAGAGGCTGCTAGAGAGGCTTATGTCCATACTGCCACGATCACCTCAAGATTAGCAACTATTGAGAAATGGTTAGCCAACAATAAATTGACTGATACCAATATACTTCCTCTGGAAGATTTTGATATTGATACGACTAAAGACGAAGAGTCTTTGCGTCGTTTAACGATAGAGATTCAAAATATCTCTGAAAAAAATAAAAAAATCTCACAAAATAATCAATATAAGACATTGTTGGGATCAATAGATATAGGTGCCATTAACAGTTCACCTGTAACTGATTTAAAGTCCTACGATGGGCTACAATCCCAAGTAGGCAGTTTAAAAGCAGCCGCTACGGGTGCACAGAGGCTTTTAACGAAGCTAAAAGGTTTGGGAGATCATTGCCCTACTTGTGAGCAACCTGTAGACACTTCTTTTAAACAAGAGATGATTGCAGTTGAGCAAGAGGTGTTGGAGACAGCACAGGAAAAAATTGAGGGAATTTACGATGAAATTGAGACCATCAAACGAAGTAACGACATATACGTTAAAAACTCAACTGCAAAAAAAGATTGGGAAGATTTATTTCGCTCTATTGACCAAGCCCTTCCAGCGAGTCCAGTGGATAAAAACGAGCTTGAAGCAAGGGTGGCGAGCATACGAGCTGACCTACTTCAAACTAAAGAGCTTAGACAAAGTATCGCAGATGAGAATGAAAGAAGAACAAAGCAAAACACCCGTATCCAAGTAGTACAGGAACAAACTGAAGAGTTCTTAACACAGTTGAAGCAATGCGAAGTTGAGTTAAAGAACCATAGTAAATTAGAGACTTCCTTAGAGATTCTAAAAAAGTCTTTCAGTACTAACGGGCTACTTGCTTATAAAATTGAAAACCTAGTTAAAGAATTAGAAGAGTTAGCAAATGAGTATTTGGCTGAACTCTCTGACGGCAGGTTCACTCTTGAGTTTATAGTTTCAAATGATAAACTCAATGTACAAATCACAGACAACGGAAATATAGTAGATATTCTAGCCCTCTCTTCAGGAGAATTGGCAAGAGTAAATACCGCTACACTCATAGCAATTCGTAAGTTAATGAGTAGTATTTCTAAGTCTAGGATAAATGTATTATTCTTAGACGAAGTAATAAATGTTTTAGATGATGCAGGACGA